ATCTGTTTGAATCGAAAAATGACTGTTAGAAATTCTAAAGTCTGGGTTCCAAAGACCCATGTGAAGGGAGACGCGCCTTTGGCTATTGAGCCCAACAATGAGAAATTAAATCGAATTGCGTTATATACGGAACAGACACGAGGAAAACCGAAGCCTCAACCACTAAGGAAAAGTGGGTCCCATACGAAGAGGACCAATCCTAGGCGAAAGGAAACCAACAATCAATTAAAGGACAACTTACGAATATTAAGTCCGATTGCAGAGCCCCCTAGGAACCATTCCTTAGTGCCAAGTGAAGTAGGATCTCTAACTACTTCAGAGAAATCTTGGACCGACCCGAAAGGTCTTCCATGCCATGAAACGAATCATGGCGTGATGTCAAAAAAGAATGACGGTGTAGTAAATCCCAAGATTCCCTTTGTGAGGAACTGGATTTACACAGCGGAAGTGTTAAATATATTACGCCGCATACACCCTAATCACGAGTTTATTACTAGACCTAGTAATAATATGACGTATCACCCACATGTCGTGAGTGCAGTGCAACGAGCAATAGTTGAAGAGCAAATCGTTAAAGATTTACTTAAAAATGGTTGTACCAATATTACTGATATTGGCGGGAATGCACTCCGACATAGCGAAAATAATCGTGACATTCACTCATGTTGCCCTATACTGTCACCTAAGGACAGTTTGCGCAACATGAGGTACAATATGACTATGGACTATTGTATTAATAAGGCGGAGAATTGTAGTGTTCGAGCTGACGGTTACATGTCAGTTCATTCATTATATTACCTCAGACCACAAACTGTATTGGAATTGGTGCACCGAAGCACCAAAGGCTTTCTCATTGCAGCTGTCCATGACTTTTCAAAAGGTTATGGACAGATGCATTTTAATGGGACCGAGTACGAAACATCTTACCAAATAATTAATCCAACTACAGTATTAATGACATCACTAGGCAATGACGGTGGGCCGTACTCCCACTCGCCATGTTTTTGGTTGAAGACCAATTACTACCAGCACAATAATAAGGCTATAGCCTGGGGTTATCGACATGTTGGCGATACATTAATATATACTTTTCGCCCAGCCCCCATCAATCTTCAACCTACCACACAACGAGAAATGACACTTATTGAAACCATTAAAAACGATGATTTTCACGGCGAAGTCATCGTAGATAATACTATTGCGCCTCTAATGAATTACTTGAATATTACTAAGACCAAGTTTATCAGTTATGGACCGTTGATGTGGGCCCAGAAACAACAATCACAACTTTTTGTCCCAAAAGGTTTGATTCATAAAGTTGCTTTCCAAATGGTAGGAAAACAACGAAACCGGGACACTTGGCTCTTTTGTATCAAGACAGCCAAAAACGAACTAGATCCGAAGAAAATACACTTACCTGATTCTGTTCGAAGTGAATTGGCAATATATGTACCAGCAATGGCTTTTTTGCTTCACCTCGAGGATGAGATAATGTCTTTCAATCGTCTAGTTACGCCACGAAGTATTAGATTATATGCGGCATTGAATTCTACTATGAATTTGACGCAACGCACTTTTTCGTGTTTTTCAAAATTAAACCCTTGTCGAAGGGTCGAAAACACAATCAGTACTAGTGAAGAAACCAGCTTTATAGTCGATGAATATAATAATAATCGTACATCTAAACACTCCATACTGAGTCATATAAACAAGGGAGCTGTATTTTTATCGACTACTACAACTAACATTTTATCCACCATGAGGGATAAATCATACATTAAATTACGTACTACGGATCCTGATAAGGAAGATATCTTAAAGATACACCAAGTGGCAACCACGTTTACAGGCCACATACCAGTAGTACCCACTAACTGCCAAACCAACACAGTTGCCGCTATAGTTAATAGAGTGTTGAAAGACACACCTGAACCTGTCCCTGGATCATGGGAATCAATGACTGAGCGATTCCATTCCATGAATTATTTAGACTACGACTCCTTCGAATATGAGGAAGACGAACTAAAGGCGTTCATGAAATGGAATTCCACTTTTGAACCACCTAGACAGAGACAACATATAGAAGCTTATAACAAACTTAAGGAAACTGGAATGCAAAATAAAGACTATTATCGGAAAATGTTTGTAAAAATTGAAAAATTAGACAAATCAACTGAAGATAAACTGTTACCTTTCAATCCACGCGGTATTCAAGGAGTATCGCATGAAGCCAATGTCGTCATGGGTCCATTCATGCGACAATATGCAAAAGAATTGGCAAGACAGTGGAATGGCAAAGACCATAGATTCTATTACACATCCGGTGCTACAGGCGAAGACCTTGGCCGCTGGATGCACAATGGTTTCAATGAAGGAGACTTGATAGTAGAAGTCGACTTCACAATGTATGATGGCACTCAATCCTTGCAATCACACAACTTTGAAAAAACAATGTTGTTGAGAGCTAAGATGGGTGATTATCCTAACGTCGAGAATGTTTATGATAACCAGAAAAACCTACGTGGTTTTAGCAATGACGGAGTTGAGTATTTTGTACCCAATGGTCGTTGTTCCGGTGATCCAAACACTTCTTGCGGAAATAGTGGTCTTACAATAGCCACTACAGATAGTTGTTTAGCACAAGAATTTGGCGATAGTCAACAAATCTTAATCGCAGGAATGGGAGATGATAACACATCCATCATACCTGGGGTATTAGCTAATGGGAAAGATCTTGACGACATACGTCGCAATTTAATCTCCTCTTATGCTAAATTTGGTTTTGTGGCTAAAGTGAAAATTCACACATGCATAGCAAAAGCTGAGTTTTGTTCCGGGGTTTTCTGGCCTGTACGACTAAATGGCCGGGAAACCTATGTTCTGGGACCTAAACCAGGTCGAATTATTCCCAAAATGGGTTATTCGATAAAGCCACTAACAGATGGTGAAATTAAAGGAATGTTCATAGGATACCATCACATGGGACACTACGTACCCATAATGAACACATATGTCGACACAATGTTAAAAAAAATGAACAAAACAAAATGTAAACGATATGTAGACCATGAGTCTCAATACAAAATTTGTTACAATGTTCTTGACGAAGTCACACCATCAGATAATCTTGGATCGTTTTTTCTAGAGAGATACAATCTCGACTACAACACCACAGATGAATCACTGAAACGTTGCCTTAGTGGCACTGCTTTAACATCCACCGTAAATTGGCTTCCATTGGAAGAGCTGCGGTTGGTGGATGCCTAAACACCGCAACTCCTGTCTAAGAGTATAAACTAGACCGCTGCCCGGTGAGGCGGCGTGTCCCCCGACAATTAAATGAAATACCACGGAAATTATTGCGGACCTCATTGGTCAGCAGGCAAACATCAGTCTTCGGTTGAAGACCCCAATGTACCATCAATAGATGAATTTGACGAGACTTGCAGGATACATGACTTGGCCTATAGTCGTTCTCACGACTTGTTAACTGCCAACCATGATTTCGTCGAAAACAATAAAAACAAAGGAACTAAACGTCGGTTTGCTTCCTTTTTAGTCAATATGGTCAACCAGAATCACTTGCGTGGAAGCGCTCACACAAATAATACTGATATGACTAAACGACTAAGAAATGGGACTCCAAAAGTTCCTACCTCGACTAAAATCACTACTACTCCGGCTAACTATGGTTATTCGATTAAAATGCGACAATCCAAAGTCATTCGTAAAGGTAACACAGCCCGTATTACCGGAACCGACTTTGCTGGAAACGTCAACGTTGTCAACGCTACATCGTATGAACCATGTGCTTCCGTCTTGCTTAACCCTGCTTATTTTAGCGGAGCTATGCTTGGTTCTTTATCAAGAACTTACGAGAAATACAAGTTCAATAAAGTGTCGATAGAATACGTTCCAGCAGCCCCAACCTCCACTACAGGACAACTGGTGTTTACCTCCAGTAGGAGTGTGAAAGAACCGTTTCTTGACGGAACTTCCTCTTCGTTCCTCGGTCGTGCTTTATCGCAAAGTAATGCCACTGCCAGTCCTTTGTGGCTTGGCACTAGCATCCAAATCGAACCAAACAATACTTGGTCAATGACTGATCCATTAATCGATGCTGACTTAGATGATTCAATCAGCGAAGAAATTCAAGTGTATGGTTATGCCACCACCACATTTACTTGTGGTGTCTTGCTTATCCACTACGACATTGAATTCAAGGATCCATTGTACACGTATCATGCCACTCAAATCCCAGTAGCCGTTGGCATCAGCAGTTTCATCACGTTACGTGATGATTCTGATGTCAATGCCACAACTGATATCATTCGTCTAGCTTCTCCATCAATAACACTTGGTGCCGGTTCCGGGGCGATTTATCGTCTCGTGTTCCGTCAAGCCGCTAGCATATTACCCACTGGCCCTGCCAGTTGGGCTGCATTCGCAAGTGTTATTACTGCTTCCGCCACCACTACTTCTGCTTACAATGTGGGATCTCAAAACATTACTTGTGTGCCCGGCACCGTATTTTACGGTGTTCTTGACACCCAAATTGTTTTGTATTCTAGTTATGATGCAGCAGCAGCTGGTTTGGAAAATGGTGCTATAAATTATCAGACTGCCACTACCGCAAAAGGAACATATGCCTTTTGTATTTCACTAGTTAGGTTGAGTAACGTCAACATAATGACCGTCCAATAGGGGACCCTGTGACGAGTAACGTTGAGGCGCCGTGGGGCCTCGCCCTCCAGGGGCCAACCATCACGGAGGTTAGCACATGTCCACAG